TTTCATTAGGAGAGGCAGCAGAAACTTCTTTTGCCCCCAGTAGATTTAGAGATAGATTACACATTGCCAAATCTAAAACTCCCCCCGTAGCAGCCGCGGCAAGGACAACACTGGCCGGTGTCTCATAAGACCGACCAGTCAAGTAAATATTATTAAGAAAGTAGATAATAACATCGCCTTCTTCGATGTCATCGCAGTCACCTAAATAGAGTCCCAAGTGACTAGTATCCGAGAGGGGGACAGCATTACCGTCATTTCTTTGAGTATCGCCATCACCGGAGAAGACGTTTGCGGTAAGTCCTGATGTCCCTGAGATATATGTAAGTTTTACTTCGTCAGCCATTATTAAGCTCCTGAATCAGAACGTGAAACTTCGTACCATTTATTATCTGCCTTGCAAATTAAGGTCAAAGTATCCGTGGCCGTCATAGACCAATTAGCACTTCCGCTTAGGAGTATATGTGTACCATCTGTAATATCGAGACTATGTTCTGCGATAAGGGTAAAGACTTGATTTTCTACACCATCGTCAAAATCTGTAATAGCGGTTGTTCCACCTGTTTTATATGTCTTGCGTCGCGTAGTTACTGATGGTGTTCCTGTATTATCTATGGCAAGAATAAGGTCGATACCGTTGATGTTGTCTCCTATCAGTTGATTTGTGCCCGTGGCACTATTCAACATCCCCGCTGTGACATTGGTAGCAAAATCGTTATCGGAAATAACAAAGTTTGCGCCTGCCCCAGCTTCAATCTCAAGACCATAAGATTGCTGATTTGGACTTGTACCGCCAAGACCAGGTATCTGACCGGATTTATTACCGATTATCCTGAAATTGGATGTCCCGCCAGTGACGAGAATCCCCGCCTCTGCATCAGCAACAGTTTCGGAATTGCCGGTTATAGTACATCCGTTTACTAAAACATCATCAAATGTTCCTGCTCCTTTTTCAAGATTCACTCCACTTAATCCATTCAGATAGCTCATAAGACCTATAATTTTAGCAACATGAAGATTATCAACTTCTATTGATAATCCATGATTTGTATTGGATGCCACTCCACAATCTAAAAGCGAAAGCCAATTAACAAAACCGCTTCCGTCAGCCAATATCCCATCAGTTCCTCCTTCAAAATGACACCTATGAACAAATAATTGGTCTATTGCATTGGGAGTTGTAGGATTTAGATAAAGACCAACACCTTGCTGGAAAAAGTCCAATTTAGAAAGATGGACAAATCCTGCCGTTTTTGTAACTCTAATACCATTAGTCGGTTGTGCTCCTATTGCCCCCTGCGAAGTTCCATTTTCCATAACAAAGTCGGAAACATTATCCAGTAGAACAACAGTACCACCGGATATGGGAGTATTGACAAACTGAATATTTCTTAAAACCCCCGCTCCACCATCGTGTAAAGTAAAAGCATTGAAAGCTCCTGTTATCTGAATGTTGGAAATGTCGAAGGTGTTTATAGTATTATAGTAAAGTGCCTTCCCTCCAGTCATTATAGTTGTATGGGTAATCCTAAGGTTCTCGATGTTGTTACGATACTGTATTGACCCTGTACCTACCGTTATGACCGTACCTGTAGCACTACCATTCCAATCGAGCACCGCACCTGGAACAAAATACAAACTTACATCACTGTTCTCGACGGTTAAGCCCGTTGATATTTTATATGTGCCTTTCGGAAAAAAGACTATACCACCACCCTTTGCTTCCGCTGCGTCTATTGCTAATTGAACTGCTGTTGCGTCCTCAGTGGAGCCGTCTATAATTGTGCCGTAAGCTCTGACATCAAACCAAGGGTCTTTAACTATGAGAATAGCAGGTGGGCCTGGAGCGGCAACACCAAAGACGATTGCAGCATAGATTAGCCCCAAGAATATACTTAATTTCTTCATAGTATAAGTCCTAAAAATGGGGCGAGCGGTTAGACCCGCCCCTGTTAAACCCACCTATTATGCGTCGCTTTCTTCGATGATTGGAACAGTATTGCTTATTTCAGAAGCACTACCAATGAGCTCATTGCCTATAGACAGATTAGGATTGAAGTCCCATCCAGTGTTCTCACCGTGGGTATCGACATCAACAGCAGTAATCAGCTTATTTCCCACATAACGAGTGTTATCTCCATCGTCATCAATGACCAATCCAGTAGCATAGATGCAATTATCAATAACCCAACAGTTGTAGGCTGATGCCTCATCCCAATCAATACCGATGCCAGCGGTTTCTATGATGTTATTCATAATTCTTACACCATAAATAGCATTGGTATCGTCTTCTATCTTAATTGCATAAGTATCAAACTCGACACTTTGACTTACAGCAGAAAACTCGCAATTATCTATAACCAACCAATTACATTCCGATGCCAAAATACCACCAGTTGATGCAACACTGGCATCAAATAAACAGTTGTGAAATTCGATGCCACCTTGTCCATCTATATCCCATATCGGAGTAGCACCAGCATCGTTAAACATGATGTTGTAGAAATGACAACCCATATAAGCCGTTGTACTGGGAATTATCCATGTGCCGGTAATACCAGCCTTGCCATATCCTGAATTACTCCCAACACCGATTATGTCTGTCTTCTGGGCAAGGGCGGTATAGTCTTCAACAATCTCATCACCTTTAACATAGATAGTGTTGCGAGCCGCCCATTGTCTGTCAGCAGAACGAGCAATGTCAGCATGGGAAGCTGCCATAGCAGTAATAAGACTCTGCATGGGAGAAGCCCAAGACTTACCATCACCGCCGGTTGTAGCCGCATTGCCATCAACGTACCAGATGTCACCCTGAAGCTCAGCACTTCCGAGTGTAGGAATTGCAACTGCAACTGTCGGGCGAGCTTTTATAGAAGGAGCTAATAGATTAGCCCCTAATAGAAATGCAACCACCAAGAGCAGGGTCGTTGCTGTAATTTTTCCAAATTTACTTTTCATAATTTTCCTTTCGTTAAGAAGTTTTAAGAATAGGAGGGCCAAAACAAGACCCTCCCAATTTAGTCTTACTCCAGATGAAGGTCAATGATTGCTGCTTCGCTGACAGCACTATCATAGACACAAGTACCAATTACCACATCTGATGCGTGTGTAGATACCAACCCAACAGTGCCAGCTGCAGTAGTTCCGTCAATATGACCTACTGGCTCACCAACGACAATATCATCACTCTCATCAGTCAGAATGGCCGCCCAACCACGGGTTTGTCCCCAGAAGAAATAACTTGCAGGGACTATCGTAAGTGTTACTCCAACTATCGGAGCAGTCAGGGTTGTGGGTTTGACGATGAGACTATGATACTTATTCTTAAAGGGAGAAGCATCATCAGTTGCGGCAATAGCGTTTCGCAAACCACCTCTGTCGGCGATTTCAATGTTAAGAACAGTGTCAGAAGTTGTCCACTTGTTGTTCTTAATCATATACATATCACCCATTGCAGCACCACCGTCACTGATGAGTAAAACACCATCAATGAGGTCACTATCTGAGATGGCGTTAGCGGTAGTCATTAGAATGTCAAATCTTGAAACTCCTGCTGCTACTCCGTAGCTCGTTTGCACCTTTGCAACTGACTGTGGATCCCACACCGCAGCCTGCACCAGAACAGCCTTTGCTATTTGGGTAGAGTCAGCCTTGCAATAGCGGAATCTTCTACCATCTCTGGTTTCATAAATCGCTCCCAAAGGAGCTACCTGAGCTGCGTGTGGTGTCCAAAGGTCAGCTACAGCTAAAAGTTGCGTCGGAGCTTGGAGCCGATACTTGCTGAAGTCCCAATTTAAGTTTGTGTAACTCATTTTAGTTTCCTTAAAAAGTTGGCCTTAACCGGCATACGTATTAACCGCTGGCCGTTAATGTTTTAGTTTTATGCTTTGCACTCGATTTTGACAACCTTGTCCTCATCTCGACGCATTGCACCCATATTCATGTGGACGTAGACCTGTTGGGCGTGTGAGAGGTCGGCGCGGTCTGAAATCTTGACCGAAACAGCATCTTGAACACCGAGAATCATCGTATCCTGTGTCCAAGCCCAACACTCATAGACATTGGAGTCACCATCCACATCGTTAGTTGAACCGACAACAACCTTGTTTGATACGACCCAGTTGAGTCCTAAGTAATCACGGACTATACGACCACGGGCTAAGGGTTTTGAGGTATTGTAGTCAGAGTTGACATACTCTTCCTGACCGAGAAGCTGAGTAAACTGACGTGGAGAGATGGTACACCAGATAGGAATATCATCATCAACGTCATTGTGGGCAAAGTATTCGAGGATTAGCTCAGCTTTTTCGACCGTCATACCTGTGTCAGCAGCAGAGCAATTACCAACAGCACAGTCCCAGGCAATCGTTCTCCCAGTATCCTTACCAGTGTACTTGACGTTACCACCTTGGGCTGCCCAGGTAATTGAGCTACCAGCCCTGCGACCGGATGTTACTGTAGCTTCAAAAGCCGCGAGGATGATGTCGTCCTTCTTGCGATTGACCGCCATTCTAAAGGCCATAACAAAATCAGAGGTTGGCTCAATAATCATTGAGAGGTCATCATCTTGGTCGAATAGAACAGCATTGTGGTACGGGGTCGTACTTACCCAACGACGCTCTGTAGTCGGGTCGATGGTGGGCGTGGCTGGATTGCGCTCAGCCTTTTCCGTCAGAGAGAATTTTCCCATTGCATCAAAGGACTTGTCCTCTGCGTTTAGGATAGGCTTGGTCGTGACGGCCTGCCCGAACTTGGAGTCCTTCTGCTGACAGACGTGATACAAGGTGTCTGAGAATTGGTCGACAAACCACGTTGGTATGCCACCTGTAAGTGTAATACTCATAGCATTTCCTTTCCAAAAAAGTTATCAAATTTTTAACAACGATTTTCGGAAAGGTAGTCCTATGCGGGTCTTCCCTGCATTTTAGCGTCCGGCTGAGACGACCTGTTTTACAGGCTTACACTACGCCCCTTGCGAGGTAATGTAGATTTATGCATTTTTCTTTTTGTAAAGCTCAGTT